GTCCATCAAACGCAACTTTTTGATTAGGATAACCACCTGCTGCGGCAGTCTCCCAGTTCCACCAAGAACCATAGTTGAATATTAAACTAGGCATTACTGACTTAATTCTTTCCAAGTGAGATTGAATGTAACGAAGGTTCTTTCTGGACCAGATGCTCCACCAGGTTGTAACCCAAGATCGTCGCCACCAATAGGATTATACATGAATGTCCAAACAGGTGATTTCGGCGCAAGACCCCTAATGTTTCCGATAGATGCAACATCAAGTGTTGGTTGCGACCACCCAGAAGAATTAACTGCGCCTAATGTTGTCTTGTAGTCTTTGGGATAATTACTAAAACCGGTTTTGTTGATTGCTATTAACGTGGTAGCAAGCAGACTGGTATTCGTCGCAGATGCTACGGTGAATGCCGTTCCACCCGCAACAGTATCATCGAGCGCCGCAACAGTTCTTCCGTGTAGATATATGTTACCGGCATCAGAATCATAGTCTAATACATATGCACTACCTATACCAGCAACTGAACACGAATCATCTTCAGAAATGCCAAGAGGAACAGTTGATGGTGTAAAGTTAATCACACGACAATCTCTATCGTCTTCTAGTGTCGTCAAACCACCTGCGGCACTATCATACAAGAATGCTTCGTTACCGTCGATGAACGAAAGATAATACGTGCCTGTTAATGTTTCTGGTCCAGTAGTTAGTCCTGAAACTCCTGTAATAGTAATGGGCGCACGATCCTCGAAGAAGTGAACGTTGCCGCCATTAAGTGGATTAGTGCCAACTTGAATACTTACTTTACCAGCACCGAAAGTAGAACCTACTAATGAACCCACGGCATTGTGATCATCTTGTGCATTGATATTCGCAAGCGGTTGTGATCTAAAAGCAACAAATGCTTCAGCATTAGGTCGAACAGCACCGTATTGAATATTGTCAAAGATATCGCCCATGTCCAACTGACCAACACCTTGACTTATGGGCACTCTGAAAATCTCAGGACCGTGTCCTACGTGATTTCCTTTTTGATTGTATATAGATCGAACACCACCAGTAACAGATGAAGACGCATTCTGCCCATCGTATTCCAATGTACTATACGATGGTGTATTGAAGTTTTCACCACGCAGTATACACTGTAAGAATACTCTAATTTCCCCGTCTGGGCGTGATCCATCTTGATTGAAACAATTGACATCCAATTTTTTAGGAGTGTATATGGTATGATTGTCTTGTCCGTTAGGATAACTAACAGATGGTTTTAAAGAAGTTAGATAGTATGCCCCTTGAGTAAAAGGAACACCTCTTTGCGTGGTGTTTTCATCAATTGCAAACACTGCGTCAAAATTTCCTGGTTTTCCGTATTCTTGAATTGGTTCTACATCTGCATCCGTCCATACCGTAGCACCCAAAGAATAAAAAGATCTTTCTGGACCACCTGGATCTTGTGTAATGTCAATGCGTTTCATTGCCCAACAGATAGGTCTTGCACTATTTGCTACCGCATTAGTAACCCAAGTGCCAGCAGGACCACCATTACCCATGTCCATTTCGTGACAAATAATTCGTTCACCACCAGCAAAAATACCCCAGCGAATCGTACCCCCGCCCAACTGTTGAAAGTCGATCCAGTATGCGTTTGCTTTGGTTACATCTAATGTAACACCTGATTTGTTTGTGGTTCCGCCTGTACCCAGAAGCGTGTCTCTATTCCAATCTGCCTGAGCAATAAAGTTTTCTGTTTTATTGGCACTAACATAATTTGCATTGAAAGTGTGTCGATGAACAACCCCTAGTGATGTTCCGACCAAACGAAACATAAATCCGTCTGTTGCATCAAATGAACCCCAGTTCCTAACAAGACCCGCAACACCAGCATCAGGCAACCGTGTGCCCATTACAAGAAGGTTTGTTGATCCATAGGTTACTGGGTGATATAAGTGAGAAGTGTTTGTTGTTAAATCGTTGTCTGCTCCGCCAGAGGCATCACCTGCAACACTGAGTTTAACCCAACGTCTATCTGCTTCATACGTAGCAGACCCCGTTCCAACTTGAGTATTAGCAAATTGGTCAGGCAAAGCACTTTGCGAAAAGTTATACTGTGCGATTACCCTTGAGTTTGCGATACGTAACGCACCAAAACCATTAATCTCTGGAGCACCTTCACCAAAAGTAATTTGAGCAGAGCCGAAGCGGTCAATATCAAGACCAAATTCTGGGTTATCAAACCCCATAATGTTTTGAGTAGGAACGTATACATCATAAGCAGAAGTTACTATTGCAATAGCTGTCCCTTTGTATGATATGACAGCATCAACAGCAGGAACTAAATTTTCAAACTTGGCAGTTTTGTTATAGTGAACCGCCAGAAGACCTGTTTCGCCATTGACATAATCTCCATGGACATGAACCTTGCCATTACCTCCGAAACCAGAGATGTCGTACAATTCTCCTGTTTTCCATACATGATCAGTAGAACCCGCAGGAACAACGTTGAAGTCCTTGAACCCAATCTCGGCAGTATGTACCATGTACACACGGTCGCCAGTACTCTCCGGTGGTATCCTAGTAAATTTCTTTTCGCCTGACATTTTTAGATCCTGTTAAATTCTTTGTTAATAGTTCTATTTATATGGTTTTTATGCTGGGTTCTTATAGTTTCTGTCACCGACTTGTGAGAGAGGAAACGAACTGTTAGCACTAGTAATTGTCTGTCCAGTTGTTAAAATAGAATCACTACCGATTCGATATGTTAAGAAGTCTATTTGCGTTCCATTCGCAACACTGAATTGATATCTTGCATCAACCTTTTCGACGGTGACTGTTTTACTGTTCGCACTATTTAATGTTGTGCCAAATGCTGAGGTAAATCCACTAAATGAAGTCGTTGTCAATATAGTTGATGCACTTGGTGTACCCGATACCACAAACGTATCAAATAATTGTAATGATGGGTTGTCGGCATCGTTTCTGATAAGAACACGCACAGTGTCTCCTGCCGCTAACGCTCTTGGATTTGTTGAATTTGTGTCTTGAAGTACGCCGGGAAAATTACTAAAAACATTTGTTCCGTTGGCATCAATTTGAACAAAACCACCGTTGTTGGAGTAACCAATGTAATTAGAACCACCGTCACCACTGTTTGTGTCTGCACTAACAGTTTCAGTAGCAATTGGACTTGCGAAATCTGAAAGAGTGTTGCCTGAGTATGGTGACCCAGCAGTTGGTAACACTTTGATTTCGCTATTGCCTAGAACGCTGGAAATAGTAGTCGTAATGTTGTTAACAACTGTGACTTGACCACGCACACCATCAGAATCGACTGTAGGAGCATCGCCACCGGATACGAGAACTGTAATAGGTTCGCCTGAAAGATTAATTAATGCTTCGTTTCCTGTGTTTCCTGTTGTTGCCGCATAACCACTATATGTGAAATTACTAAACGTAAATTCTTGGTTCGCAGTAGCAGAGTCGATGTTAATCCCGTGCCCTGCCCCTCCCGAAGAAAAGAACAAACCACTCATATTAGTTGTGTCGTTAAATGTTGCCGCGGCTGTTGTAGTTCCCGTAGCCTTAGTAGAAAAGAAACCACAATTACGTGCTTCAATACGACCTAAATCAACATTGCCGCATTGAATAAAATCTGTTTGAAATATTTCCGTATCGACTGCGGCACTATCATCGCCTCGAAATACAAATTCTTCCCAATCTCTAAACACACAGCCGTATATACCAACAGAGTCGAGGTTGATTTGTGATGCAATAAAGTTTGCCTTTGCATTAGACGCTGAGTTGGCAATAAATGTAGTGCCCTGATTGCCAACACCTTGACTCACACGATTACCCGCAATAAACGAGGCTCGGCCGGGAGTTCCGCCGACCCCGCCGCGTTTTCTTACTTCGAAACCATAACGAGTATCCGTAGACAACCCTCTTGATTCCCACAAAAACGTTTCGTTTTTTGTCAAGAAATCACAATTTCTACCAACAGTATCGCCTAGAGTGCCAAACGTTATTTTCGCTTGAGCAGAAAAAACGCCGTCACCAATTTCTCTTATAGCGCCGTTGGCCCTGCCTGTAAGCCCGCTCCTGTCGTATGCCGCCACACTGTCAAATCGTATTATTTGACCAAGTGTCTGTGATGTAAGTTCTATGCCATCTGTACCGAAACGCATGATATCGATAAAGCAGTTTTCAGTACCACCTTTTGCGTCCTGTAGCGTTTTGAATGCAAGCCCTACTTCAGTAATTGTGGTAAGTGTTGGTGCACCCGCTCCCTGAAAGTTAGTTATTGCAGTAGGAAGATTAGACGTGTCTAATACGTGACACTCATAATTTGGGTTATCTGTAGGATGTCGAAAACTAGACACATTTGAGCCACCAACGTGATATCCTCTTCGGTTAGTACCATCACCTAAAACAATTTGAACACCACCGTTTACTTCGGTGTCCATAATGCCCTGTGAAAGCCCCCAGATATAAAGAAGCGTATTCGATAAATCTCCACTGTTAGGTATAGTACCGTTGAAGTACCCTTCTTCGGTTGCTGTTGATACCGCGATACCAATGTGCCCAGTTGCTTCGATTGGATCGGGATCAGCCGTAAAAAGATCACGTGCGTTGTTGTTAACTGAAAAGTTCCAGTTGGTCAATGCATCGGCGGCGTCGATGGTGTTTCTTGTGTCAAATACGACTACGGTCATTTAACTCTCTAATAGTTTTTCGACGGTCCCAACGAGACCTTCGTCCATGTCTTTTTTAAACGCCAATACATCTTCTAATTCGAAAATCCATTCGGGCGTGGTATGCTCTACATCATCATTAAATGATATAGTGCCGTCTTTATTATATGTGAGTTCTTGGTCGGATACCAATGTGATAGGTAGTCGCCCCTCACTGTTTGCGATGAATAAAACTTCATCTTCAGAACGACTTAAAATCTCAGATGCCTGAGCGAGTGTAATTTTCATAATATTCTCCGGAAATCAATGGGGGGCGTAATGCCCCCATATAACATATTTATATTACGTTGGATTATTGTAGTTTCTTTCAACAGCAGAAATTACTGACACCGGAATTTCGTTAACACGTGTGATACTCGCGGTTTGTTGTACCCACTGACCAGAATTTAACCCTATCGCGCGAACATTAATTGCAACATCAGTACTCGCTACGCGATCTTTTTGAGAGTTATTATCGTAAGAGTATGAAAATACAAGTTCATCTAAGGAATTAACAGTGTTTTCTGGTCCGTTATATAACGGAGGAGTTGCAAGTAACGAAACAACGCCGCCTGTATTTTCAACAGCAGTACCTGCTGAGTCAACTTTTAACGAAGCAGGACTATTAATTGGGTGTGTTCTGATAGTCCCTCCTGAAATTCCTCCAGGAACGTTTACAATAGTGGGAGTGTCGTCTAAAGTAATCGCAGCAAAACTAACAGAATCGAATATCGAAGTAACACCGAAAATAACATTATTGTCTGCATTAGTAGCATCGCCAGTTATTTTAAAATATGCGTCCTCTGCTTGATTACTAATAGTATTGAGACCGTTTGGAGTTCCAACCCTAAGAAGCGGCGTAGTACTAAATCCAGTTAATGTAATGTTACAACTATCTTTAGTAGCGTCACCAGCAGCAGCACCAGCGTCTGCTATAATAATGTTGGTGCCTGTATATTCTCGCGTGTAGTCATAAAATACAGTTGCTTTTGCGTTATCACTATCAGCAAGTATATCATTTGAGAAAGTGACTTTAACAGACGCCGAGAAAGGAAACGATTGTAATGCATTATTAACAGTATCTCGTAACTGCGTGTTGTTAATATCAGCAGAACGAATATTAGTAACCGCTGTACCACGCTTAGAACCAGATTGATCGAGGTTAGTCGCCAATTTTGTGGTCAAAGTAGGTCCAACAAACGCCAATAATTCATCCTGTAATTTACCATTCTTAACCGTACCACCAGCAAATTCAATGTCAGAATCTTGACGCAATTTATATTGAACCCAACTATACAGTTCAGAGTTAGATAATTGCGTAACTGTTGGAGAGGTCGCGTCAATAATATTACCAAAATTGAAAGGACCACTCAGAAGATCTTCTGAGTACCCTAAAGTGCTTGATGCAACATCAGCAGCACGGTAATCGATAGTAGGACCGCCAGCGTTTGCATATTTTTGTCCTGCGCCCAACCCTGCAGCAATAACAGCATCAGTAATACTAGCACCATCTCTGTCTTTTACGTTTAAGTCTTCGCCTTCGACCAACGGGAATCTTTGAGTATTAAAAGGAAGGGTTGTGCCTGCCGCCAAACCAATATCTGTTGTATCAGTTTGATCAAAAGTCCATGCTTTAGACTGTTGATCTGCGTTTGGTCCAGTATAAGGTTGTGAACGAGTAAACAATCGTAAAATATCGCCGCGACGATCAAAGTCGGGAGTACCATCACCATTCAAATCTCGATAGGTTTCAACTGCTTGATTGACTTCTCCAGCATAATCGTAATCGAAAGGACCAGCGCTTGATGTTCCATCAGCAGAATCAAAAAACGCATAATATACTTTGTGTTGTACAACAGTAGCAGCATCACCCTGAGTCGGAGTACCCTGAATATTGCCTAGAGAAATCGTACCAATGAATTCTCTTAACTGTGTGCTGTTGTCAATATCAAATTCTCTCCAACCACCAGTACGTAACAGTGATCGTGACGAATCGTCAGCAGGAGACCAACCAAACCGCCACTCGAACTGTTCGGGAGTAATGGCGATTAGAGGAAACGGATAGGCAATAAGGTCTTTAGACTTAGTGTCGTTTTTCCATTCTTCTTTTAAGAACGAGTATAATGCTTGGTGTGTTACACCATCATTATTTAATTCTGGTCCAGATGGAGCAGCAGAATTATTTCTTATTTTAATTGTTCTTGAAGCAGTGTCGATAAAAATATTTTGCGCTGAGTCGACCCCAGCGTCTAATAAATTATCAGGATCTGTGATAATTGCCATTTAAATTTCTCCGATAAACGATATTGATTAATGTTTTTATTTATAATTAATCGTATGTTAGTGTCAATCTATCATCCCAAATTTTATCAAAATCAGCGCTACCTTCTGCCCAAATAATAGTATAATCATCTCCTGCTTGTTGATCGACTCTTTTAATTCTCCATTTAGCGTCAGAAGTTGCAGATCCAGGAAGTGCTTCACCAATGTAAATAAAATGATCAACGGTATCAATAAGTCTGTTATACTGCACTTCTAAGTCTGCCTTTATTCTGTCTAGTACATCAATAAACGACTGCACAACAAATTGTTTTCTTGTTGGATCAAAAACCAATATACTATCAACAACAATGTTTTTTAATCTAACACTTTTAACATCTGACGCTTGCATCACATGAGATATGCCACCGCTCGTAGATGTCATAGAACTCAATCTTTGCAGTTGTCGTTCAACATTTTTGTTGATAGTAGACTGATTTTCTGAAGCGCGTTCATTTAATTGTTTTAACGCTGCTTCAAAATCTTCTCTATAATCTGGTGCGACCCCAGGATCCCCTTGATCCCCTTTTTCACCAGTCAATCCCTGCGGACCTACTTCTCCTTGCGGTCCACGTGGTCCGGGCGGTCCAGATGGTCCAGGTTTCCCTTGTATCCCTTGGACACCTTGTAACCCCATGTCTCCCGTTCGACCAGCATCGCCTTGAGCGCCAGTTTCGCCCCTGTCACCAGTTTTTCCAGTGTCTCCTTTGGATCCGGTCTTTCCTGTATCACCTTTCTCTCCTTTTAATCCAGATTCGCCAGCAGTTCCGGGAATGCCTTGTTCACCCCTTTCACCGCGTTCGCCCTGAGCGCCGTTTTGTCCATCCGCGCCGCGTTCTCCTTGCGGACCTGTCTCACCTTTTTCGCCACGAAGTCCAGTATCTCCTGTGTCTCCTTTGATACCTTGGTCACCTTTGTCACCTTTGTTTCCTTTGACGCCTTTATCACCTTTGAGACCCTGTGGACCCATCGGACCTTGAATAGTTTGAACTTCTTCTAGGACATCAAATATTCTGTCCTCTAACTTTTTTATTTCTTTCTGCGTATGAACAACTGAAAACGCAGTAGAAATAGTATCAATCTTGCTCATTTGCTTTTGCCATATACCTCGTCAACTCTTCAACCAATTCATCTTCTTGAGAGGGTACATATTGTTCTTTTTTATTTTTCTTAGATTCGGGTTTACCGCCATTAACATTAATATGAACTTGTTGTGGCGGCGTTTTAGGCGGTTCGGGTTTCGGTTCTTCTTCTTCTGGTTCTGGTTCTGGTTCTGGTTCCATAGGATCTGGAACTTCTCCCGCATCAATTTCGCCATCAATTTGGGTTTTAACTTCTTCAATGTCTTCGGCAGATAATCGTAAAACATTTCTCCAAATCCATTCTTTAGAAACATATTGACCGACAAAAGGTTCTGCTTCTGCTAACAGTCCCAACCTATCTCTAAGAATTTCTGCTTCTTTTAATTCTGAAAAATGATTATCTTTTACGAAATCAACGACGATATCATTTTTCCAGTTGTTCCAATCCTGTTCAGTACAAACGCCTTTTAAGATAAGTTGTTTTTTAAGAATACCAAGAAATACTTGTGAAAAGCGCCGACGCAATCTATCAATAAACTTTTGAAACTTAACTTCGTCTCGACTAATTTCTGCAGACCTTCCTAAAGAAAACTGCGCTTCTTGTTCCAAACGATTGACAGGAACATTCAATGCACGATATAATCTCTTTTGGAAATAAATGATATCGTCAATCTGACCAAGGTTATCGCCACCAGGAAGAGTAGAAATTTCTGTACCGCGACCACCTTCTCGACGTGGTAACCAGAAATCTTCAAGCATCGACATATGTTTGCGATCATCTTTAAGTTCGCCAGTGTTCGCGTCGTATACCAATTTGTTACGATACTTAGCCATAATATCTTTCATATATTGTTCAGACTTACCACGAGGCAAGTTACCTACATCAATATAAAAGATACGCCTTTCTGGTGCACGCGCGAGACGATAGATGACCAGAGAGTCTTCCATCATACGCAACTGATTAATTGCTTTTAGTGACTTGTGTAAATGAGATACGACTTTCTTTTTAGTTTCGTCGAGCATACCAGAAGTGGTATACTGAATAGCATCTACTGAAAATTTAACTGCGCTGGTCATAGAACCAGGTCTTTCTTCGTAAATATAAAACTCGTCTATATGATCTACTATTTTAGCATTAGTCTTAGGATCTTTTTTATATTTTACCTGTTTAACTTTTCGCATTTTAGAAGAATCAATATTTCGTATTTCTTGAATTCCTGCCTTAAGGTTAGATTCGTTAACCATAAGGTGATAATAAATTCTTCCGTCTACATACCATGACCTAAAAATATCATGCCCAAGTTCGTTAAATTTCAACATTGCTATAACATTGTCAAATTCTTCTGATATAAGTTTTTTAATTCTATTGGTAGTTTCAACGTCTTCTAAAGATATTTCAACGGAACTTCTAAGTTCTGAAGCAGATATTGTTTCGTTTACAATTTCTTCAATTGCCATATCAACTTCAGGATTCATAGAGACGCCACGATAACGCATAATAAGTTGATGATTATCTTTTGATTGATCACCGTCCATATTAATATACTGGCCATAATGACCAGCAGCAGCAGTTACATATCCTGCACCATCGTCGTCAGTAGGAGGCACGACAGAACGTAACGATTTGTCCCCTGCCTTTTCTTTAGACGGTCTTTTAATTTCAAAACCAAATAATTTGAGTACGTTATCGTCTGCCATGAATATTCCTAAAAAATTAAACGGGGGATCTCTCCCCCGTTATTTAGAGCTTATGATGTGGTGTTACTTTCCCAGTACTGTACTGCAAATACTACATCAAAAGTTTCAATTTCTCCCACCTGCGCATAATCTAACTGAACCTGACCCACCGAAATAGGAAACGCTCCTCGGAAATCATATCTTTTAACCACAGACTCATCGCGATCAAGTTGTTCTACGATAAGATCCGCTTGATAGTCTACGGGATTTACTAATCCAGTATTAGCACTATGCGCATTAATTCCATTCAACCACCTTTCCATCGCGTCTCTTACACTAAAATCAGTGTCGTTCATGATAGTAACGTTCCAATCGGCAAACGTTCTATCGCCTGCGATTTTTAACTCTCTACCACGAAAAGGAATGTTGATGATATTAGTCGTTGATTCCGGAAGTTGTGCTGCTCGACACATAAACGAAGAAAGTTCAACATCTCCCCCAGCGTACTGAGGGAAATTTAACGTTGCTTTGAATAAATTTGCACGAGCGCCACCACCGCGTAGTTTTGCTTTAAAGTCGTCGACTCCTAAAATTGCCATTTATGTTCTCCTTAAACTGTGCCGACTACTTCTTCAAACTCAACTCCGCTTCTTACAGCAACAAAGTTAAGAGTGATGTAGTTGATGGAACGTGCAGGTTTAATGAAGATACTAGCAACAAATCTGTTTGCGTCAATTACAGATGGCGTGTTATTCGTTTCGTCACAAACAACTCTGAAATCTGTAATGCCTCGCCTTCCTTTAACTTCTCTTAAGAAAGGTTCTACAACGTTGACAAATTCAGCACGAGTAAATTCATCGTTAAGTTCAAACAGCACGTTTTGTGCTGCGCCTTTAATCGCTCTTTCAATTGTTAAAAACAATCTTCGAACATTAATTCGATCGAACGCAGAAGGTCTGTTCTGGAACGTTTTATCTCCATAAAGCAAAACGCCTTGCCCAGGTAGATTAACAATTGGGTTAACACCGTTTTTATACAACAAATCTCTTCCAACTCGATCAGCGTTATATGCTAAAGCAGTCACACCCAAATATCTTCCTCTCCTCTGACCAGCAGGAGAGAACCATGGATCTGCAGTTAAATCGCCTGCAGCCATTAATCCTGCTGTTGAAGAAGATGCTGGAATATAAACATATTGATCGCGATACTTGTCATAAACCTTCAACCAGTTATTATCGAAGATTGTATAGTTGCTTCGAGTTACAGTGTTAGCGCAAAGATTGACTGCATTTGTAGCAGCGGCAGGAGAAAGAGAAACGCAATCATCTAACCCTGGAGAAACAGTTACAACACAATCTCTTCTAGACGGACCTTCTGCTATAGAAATAAGGTCATTCGCTACTGTCGTTACGTCCGCCGTAGTATCTTGTCCAGGCGTAATTAAAAAATCTACCTGAATATTATCTCCGTCATTAAATTCGTCGTAACCAGATTGAACCGAAGACGCGCTATATGTTCCGGTTAATCCAGATCCCAATGCAAAACTTGTATTAGCGTCGGTATTTGAACCAACGATATTTGTGGAAGTTTCGCCAAATCCAGTAACGCCAGTAATAGTACGACACCAAACATATTCGGAAGCAGCGTTAATTACATCTTTTGCATAATTTGTGCTGCCATCTGGCGCTTTAGCGTCGTTTGCTGCAGAGACAAAAGGAAATGTTTCCAGAACAGTGCCAGGAGACCCAGTAAACACACCGCCACTATCAACAACCGCAATATGCATTTCGTCAAAAATAGTATTTGTCGTAACGCCTTGCGATTGTTTTACAAACACAGAAGATTCTGGTTGTCCATCAAATGCAGAATCTACTCCAGCATTAAATGTGGCAAAGTTTGACGATCCTGAACAAACTTTAATTGCTAATGAGTTACCAACACTTCCTGGGTATTTAGCATGAAAATCGCCAGTAGTGGGTTCGTCAGTTTCCCAGTCTGTTCTATTTTCGATTAGTTGTGCCGATCCAGCATTAGTCGAATTTGTAGCGCCTGCTCCTACTCCTCTAACATTGTATAAACTGCCAGAATATTTTAGAAAATATGCTCCGGTTAAAAAATCTCTACTAGATACTGCTGAATCTAATCCGGGCGCACCAAACGTTTCTGCTAGTTGCGCTTCATTACCAACTAGAACAGGAGTATTTGTTGGACCCCATGAATATTCTCCTACGAACGCTCCAGTGCTAGTAGTGACTCCTGGTACCTGCCCAGTTAAGTCAATTTCTTTGACTAGAATGTTGGGAGACTCACTTGGTATGGTTGCCATAGTCGTTTCCTTTTGTCATTTGCTTATCTGAAAACATAATACGGTATAAATCTCAATTGTATTTATTTATAAAAATCAAGTTCTTGTTCTAAAATAGGCAAAGACCATTCTAAACGTTCCATTTCTTCTCGAGTAACTATGTGTTCAATAAATTCTGAACCATCATCAACAAAACCAAAAGGAACTACGTCATCTTCAATCGCTTTCATCTTTTCTTTATACAACGTTTCTTTTATGTTAACGTCTGTCATATTAATAAATTGTTCTGTCATAGCATAGTAACCAAACATAACAAGGTTCATCATTAAATCATCATGATTGCCTTGACTCGCTTCATACGAAGAACCAGAAGCGACAAATGTTGATATTTCTAATATAGTTTCTTCATCATGAATAGTCATTTTATTTTCTTCTAGGATATCTTTTATCCCAGAACACCCAATTCTTTTAACTCGTTTGTTCATTTCAACGCCAATATGAGAAGATTTAATAGCAGAAGAAACGTGCGTATTCTCATATTCTAAATCGTAATACAACCCAGCGCAAGTTAATGATCCCTGATCGTTTGCTTCAATAATCACATATGCTTGATTGTAAACAGTAGCATACTTATAGATAATATTAGGGAAGAGTATTGGAGATATATTGTTATTCCGATACACTGCCACTTGCTCAAAAGGGCGTGTCGTAATGTCTATGACATTGAACGTAGAGTAATCCTGACCTCTTCCTTTCGAGACATCTACGGTCATGATGTACTCGTGCTTTGCGCAAGGTTCTTTGTAAACTAACAAAAGACCGCCCTCTAAGACCCGCTGGGGCACTCCTGCCCGCAAGGAAAGGAGTGTTTCAGCGTTTATTAGAGTATTGCCTGTACCAAAAAACGTGTTACCGAATTCTTGATCAAACTGTAATTGAGAGGTATTGTTTACAGTTTCTAGTTTCCATTTCTCGTCTCTTCCAGGAACGTCCCACCAGTCTACTCTAAAAGATTTGTATTCGTTTGTTTGTTGAACAGCGCCTTCCCATATTTTATGAAAAGTGTTTCCAATACCATTGGCAGTAGAGGTAATAATTACTTTAGTGTCTACTCCTGAGGAGATAACAGGATACGTTGAAGTGTAGAATTCAGCTGCTCGCTCAACAAAAGCAAACTCATCGAGATAGAGGAGATTAACAGACATACCCCGAATAGAAGAACCGCTGGTAGCAGCAGCAACAATCCTAGAATTATTAGAAAACTCGATGGAACCTTTATTAAGAGTTTTACAACCTGGTTGCAAGAAAAATGGAAGGTTTTCCAACATAAGAGTAATACGCGCGAGCATTTCTCTGGAAGTAGATCCTTTATTCGCCAATATGGCGATTGTTTTTTCGGAATTGAATATAGCGTACCAGAGTAAGTATGCAACCGAAGATATCGATTTACCAGATTGTCGACAAGCAAGTACGATGCTAAAACGATTATCGTTGAAATGTTTGAACATGTTTTTCTGATAGTCGTAAAGACTAAATGGAACAAGTCCTTTGTCCAAAGAGATGATTTTAATATATTCTCTCGCAAAATATTCGGGAGACCCCATGCATTTTGCATACTCTTGAACTTGCTCTTGAGACCATTCTTGTACGATACCATCGCGTTTAACATTTATATTTCCAAGATAAGTTTCGTTTACATTAATCATTCTCGACGCTGTCTGCATCAATCACCTTTTCCTCATTACGTAATAATTTTTGTAGATCAGTTGTGCTTCCTAAAAACACATTATTATTTGTAATTTGTTTTGCTTCGTTTTTGCCAGGCGCTTTCATTTCTTTTTGTTTCTTATTCAGATCCATCAACCTGTCATTCACATCAGATATGTTTTTTACCATACCTGCTAAAACTTCGAAAGCACGAGGGTGTTCTGATTCACGCGCAACCTCAATCATAAGGTCAAGCGATTCTTTTCCTTTCTCTATGAGTTCGTAATAAGTCGAACGAGAGTAATCATAATCGTAATCTACTTTATCTTCGGGCGTATCTTTGTCGTTATGTTTCATTATACTAATGCTCCTAACGTCAATTGAACTTGTCCGAAATAAGTCTCATTCGTAACTCCTGTTGAAGGATCTGTTGTCGGTGTTGAGACGCTTTCTACGAAATAAAATTTTAAAGTGCCGATGTAAACCTCGGACGAGGTATTTGCAGCGCTTCTACTAAATGTCCAAGAGCGGGTCTGAGCGCCCATTGAGATCCATTGGTCCAACCCAGCATTATTAACATCCCATCCGCTGTTGCCGCCTTGGAGGGGTGATTCGGCAGCAGGTGTAGCGATTTCTTCTGCATATATCCAAATGTTATCAAAATTCAAAGAATCTATCATCGGATTTTTAACATAGTTATCTTGAATTTCATCTAAATCGTTAAAGGAGGGATTAGGAGTAGATTTTTCGTATCTCCAGGTTCCTCTTTCTCTTGCAACAGCATTCTGATCTGTAGTCTCACTAAGGTTATTACCAGCGCCAGAGCTGCCATGGAAAACTATTCCTAATTGATGATCAACGCCAGTCGAGTAGAAAGGAAGAAAACTGGATCCGCTACCATAGTCGCCTCCGAGATAACTTATAAATTCAACTGCCATTATGATCCTCTCCTAGCTTCAAGATTGACGTTATATGTTTTTTGCATAACAGTAGTGCCAGCACCTAAATTGCCCCCAGTGCCATCCCAGGTTTTGATGTGGATTTCATATGAGACTGACCCGTTTTCTTGAAAACTATCGGTTGCTGAGAGAGCAGCGGTAAATTCTCGATCAGTATCTAAACCAATCCAAGTACTAAAAGAATCGTTATTTCCTGTTCCTATACCCGTATCAAAACGCGCTTCACCGGAAGCAATCGCCGAAACGTTTATCTGGTATTGACTTCCAAATGATCCAGTGCACCAACGACCTTCCCACGGACCCATTAGGTCTTCAGGAGGAGCGTATGCTTCTGTCTGACCTGTTGTAGGAGCGCTTGGAAATCCTACTACAAACGTGCCATCAGCGTTAAAATCAAGTACCGAAGTAATTCCAGATGAAGTAGTTGATACACTAGTGGTTCCTGGTAAAAACATAACATAACCATCGCTCGTTTGTATTGCTACTCCATCGTTTATAGTAATCGTAGGCGTAGTTGCAACAGGAGTAGAAGAACCAGAACTAGTATATAATTTAGCAGTAAAACTTTCTGTTTCTGTAACAGCGTCATCTACAAGATCAATCGTGTATGATGCCGAAGCAGGGTTTCCAGAAGTTGTAATTGCTTGCTTAGCGCTAATAGGAGCTACAGATCCGGCGGAAGGATTTGTGAAATCTGCTGTTGATATCGCACCTACGACGGGTACGAACTGTAAATAAATCGGCGATTGACTCCAATCTGTTCCTCCGATTGTAAAAGTAAGCGTATTGCCTTCGGTCGGTGTAGTGTTATTAACAGATATAGTATAAACTGCATCAGAATCTAATACTTGAAGAGTATCGGTTGCTGTGCTACCAGAAGATACGCCTTGAATTTGAACAGTTAAAGAAGTTCCTCCTGCCCCATAATCATAATCATCGTCTCGCAAACGAACCCCAAAAGAAGTTGTTCCGTTAACAGAAGAAACTGTTCCTGTAGAATCTCCATTCACAATTCTGTTAGTGGTTCCGCTAATAAAAGACCAACTAACATCTTCTCCATTAGCATTAGTCGGAGTTAAGGTAAACGGTATTTGTTTTCCTTCTACTGTATCTGGCGCAGAAACAGAATATGTTGGCGTCAACGCCCCAGCAATATTGATCGTAACACTATCTAATTTTGTAACATTGGTGGGATCGTATAATTTTGCAGAAAACCACTCAGGATTATCTGCTGTATTAGTTAGAGTTGCTGTAGTCGATCCTAAAGTTCCGCTAACAGCGGTAGTAACTGATAGGTTTAACGCCGATGAAACGTCTTCAACAAAATCTGTATTATCTGCTGTACCCTCTTCAGCAAGTCTAAGTTTATATGTTCCAGAAGGAACGTTGCTTCCCGAAACATTAAAAGATATTGTATTCCCTTCGCTATACAAATATGAAGGAGAAAATAAAGTATAAGAAGCAGGTCCATCGTTTAAAGTAAAAGTTGCCGAAGGTTCTGTATCAAACGCAGAAGAAGCTTGAACTTGGCCAGTGAGCGGTCCTTGAGCAGCTGCATTTGCTGTTGTAGCAATAGAAAACGGTTGAGGACTGCTGGTCATTGTAACTGTACCAGGAGAAGAAATTCTCGAATTTCCTGATAATGCGCCAATAATCGACAATGTCACTACTTCGTTTTGAGGGTCGTCGGAAACTACTTCTCCTGTTATGGCAGCGCCTTCTGTTATGCTAGTTGCATCTAAATTAACGGTGTACTGAGGAACGACATCGTTGATGTTTATATTCGCAGAATCTAATTTCCTTCCTTCCCAATCATACAATTTAAAAGCAAAAACTTCATTTCCTTCGACCAATAAATCTGACGCATATTCTAAATCAACAGATCCAGAATTTGAAGTAATCGTTATATTTCCTGCAGAAGATAAATCTGTCGGTGGACGAGGAACAACAAAATCTGTCGGGGAAGTAGATAGATGTTCAATGTAATATCTTAAATTCGTATCCGGAGAATTTGTAGCATTAACTGTTACTGTGCCAGTCGTACCTTCGTTTGAACTTCCTCCGATTATAGAATATGCCGGAGTTAATCTCGTACCAGTTTCTGCAGAATCTAATGTCTGAAGTTCTTCGTTCATAATTTTTAAAACTGAACCACCAAGATACATGCCTGCCGGATGAACAAATAACTTGTAGATGTCTTTCCATTCAGAAATAGAGCGTCCCGTTTTTAAAAGTATAGCAAACGTTTGATATAATTTATTATCGGTAATATATCTTAAAGAATCAGGACCTATTTGTGATTCTCCAATATTAAAAATATTTTTCTTTGGATAAATTACTTCAACGTCTTCGTTAAAAAATGCTCTAAAAAACCACTCAATAGAATACTTTGATCCTTTAGACCTAAACAATATACTAGAAAAATTCGCTGCCGCTCTAGGATCAGGGAACCCTTCAAAGTATGCTTCGCCTAGCAATAACTCATCTTCGATAAATGCTAAAAGGTCAAGGTCGGTTTGAGTAATATCCCTTGTTTCGAACAAATGATTTAAAAGTTCAGTAGGGTCATTTTCGTTTTCAAATTCATAATATGATTCAAGCAGAGAAATAAATTTAGGATAATCCGCAGCAAAATGCTCGGGCAAGACTTCTTCGACTCGCCTATCGCGCAAGTTAATTCTTCGCCTTCTTTTGTCTTCTAATCCGTTATGCATAGTTTTATTTAGTCAAGAACGTCAAACGTATCTGACGCAGTGATTGCGGCAGCAAACGCGTTGTTATATGGCGCATCGTGGTCTGTACCAGCGTCTGAAATAGTAAACGTGCTTGTTACCGTACCCTGTTCACCTGCAGGTTGACCTATAACAATGTCAACTGTTTTGCTCAGCGCGTCCATCGTTACAGTTCCGCTGGTTGTAGAGATACGTCCGTTAGTGTTATTGTCGCCAGTAATCGACCAGTTTACTGTCTGATTATTTGCATAGTTGGTGGTGATTGTTGCTTGTACTGTTGTACCTTCGATACCGTTTGGTACAGAGACTGTATACGTAAGACCAGTTACACATGTCATCGTAACCGTAGCAGTTTCTGCTGCGCCACCTGTGGGTAACGCGCGATATTCCCAAGTAGTTACTCCTATAAACGAATCAGGCGCGAGATAACTGAAAGTACCTGCAAGTGAATTAGAAATAGTTACTGTTGACGATCCTGGATCTTCTATTGTATGGGTTATGTCTCCTGTAGTTTCAAATGTGTCATTTGTAGAAACATCTACTATAGTCGGCACGTTGTTAAATACAGTGAACGCGTCGTCGACCGCATCACTAACCGCAGAAACATTGACAGTTACAGCGAATTTTTCAGTAACGTTTTGTCCGACATCAACAGATACATCAAAGGTATCGACACCAAAGAAATCTGCGTTCGGAGTATATGTCCAAACTCCAGTAGAAGGCACTATAGACGTTGTACCATTTGAAGCAGAATCGCCAGATGCGATACTGAACGGTGTTCCTATAACACTATTAGCAGAGTCGTACAATCCATTGAGTGTATATTCGACGCGCAGAGTATTAGAAACGCTACCGCTATCTTCTGTTATAGTTCCAGTATTGCCTTCAACAATATTAGTATTACATTCTAGAAAAGTAAGAAGGTCGCCCGTGTTCGTGTAATCGTAAAAGTTAGTAGTCGCTTGAGTAATAAGATTGGTAGCGCTGTTGATAACTTTGTACAGGTTTAACCTCATCTCAAAGTCAAGCGTGTATATAATTGTTCTTCTATTCTCTAACGCACCCTCAAAGTCGTCTTGTATAACAACTCCGTCTAACCTAATCGGCGTATCTTCTTGTAAATCAAAACCATCTAAAGGTTTTACTTGCAGGTTGTAATGCGGAGTGAAGTAAGGTAATATTTGCTCAACGCACTGTAACGCATCGTCTTGACTACGAGCGTATACGTTTAATTGAAAATTGATATTGTATGGCACAGGCGTATAGACGACCTGCCCCGAACTTGCCCCAGTAGAAGCAGGTATAATCCTTTTGTTTAATTTTGGCAACTGCCTTTGAGGATCATAGTTCATTCCTAGTATTTCAAAAGACATACGCGGAAGTTTAACAGCAATCTGCCTTTCTTGTTCTTCGCCTACATCTGTTCTTGCTATACGATCTATGAAATCTCTTTTCGGCGCATACGACAAAGGAACCTTTACCTGACTTAAAACAGCACCAGCAGAGTCAGTGCGCACAACATAAATGTTGTTGAACAGCGATCCGAAAACCGCTACTGCCTTTCTTATACGTTCATTATAAAAATATGATTCAAGCATTATGGATCACCGAATGGATTTGATTCGCTGAAGTCTAAAATACTATCAGCAACAGTTTCGAATTCATCATTCTGAACTTCGTTAGAAGAATTTTCTATTTCTTCCGCTACAGAAACTACGGTAGCAGTCACAGAAGTGTTTACTCCTCTCTGTGCAATTATAGGATTGGTTGTTCCAAATCCTCTAAGTAATCCGTCAGAAGAACCTACGTTAACAACAGTCAGAATTTGTGTAACCGAATTCCAATCAACAACGTCAGCAGTCATCGTATACCCGTCATTTGTTTGCGTTATTTGATCTCCCGCAACAAAAGTACCTGGGATACCACCAATACCTGCTTCATTCGTCACTGTTATTAAATACTTATAACCAAAATTTTCAACCGCGTCTATTGCTTCGATACCCGTATTAAAATCTTCACTACTATATTCATACAATTCGCAACTAAGTCTAAACACAGGAAGATTTTTTAATTGATAGAACGGAGTTTCATCAAACACCTTCATTATTTGGAATATTGAATTAGATAATGGTAAATGTATCAGGTCGCCTTCTCTTGGTCTATAGAACGCTTTGCCTTCTACTCCAGGATCATTTTCTAACGGAGCAATAAATTCTTTCCATCGTCGTCGGGCGACAACAAAGGTTGCTTGGTCACGAATCTCTACCCCGAACTTCGTGAACAAATCTCCCTCACCATCAAACCCTTCAATGTTTTCGATGTACATTTCTATTTTGTATGCATTGTCAAAACTAGCAGATGATTCATCTTTAAAAATGTCGTCTACGTCAATAGATTCGCGAGGAAGATAATACACATCTTGCCCAAACATTTTTAAAGATTCGACGATAAGATCTTCATAAAGGATCTGTTCAGACCGCGAACCTTGTGAGAAATATTGATTCGTTGCCATTAAATTATCCTACGAAGAAATCTGGTGGTAACTCCTGCTCGAGCCGCATTTTTTCTTCAAGTTTTTCAATTTCTGTGTTTGCTTCCTCTAATATCTGACGTCCGCTGATAGTTACGCCTCCTGGAAGTTGCATACCTTCAAACTTAGACATGTTCAAACCCCATTGTTGTTTGATCAAAGCAGTAGTATAATTTTTAATGAACATATCATTGTATATACTTGTGTGTAAATCCGGATCAATTACTTCGTAAACTTCAGCGACTATATAATCGCCTGGTTTCAAAGCTGATATAGAATTTTCACTCCATTCGCCCCAGATATACAAACGGTCTTGCCTTCTAGAAAAAGTTGTTTGAGGAGTTCCTGATAACATCTGGTCTAAAAAATCTAAATATTGATTCATTTGATAATAGTAAGACATACCACCAGCAAAATTCATAAAATCGCCCAAACTATTAAGCATCATTTGATACCTGATATCGAACATATTAATAGTAGAAAACGTTGGATTGATCGGAAACAACTGAGAAACATATAATATGTTTGGACTTATAGGTATATACTTATTGTCTACATCTGTTTGCGTAATTTGATGTTTGAGATATGTGCGATATGTCGCATCAGAATGAAACTCTCTGTACATTTGTAAAGAGTCATCAACCTTGTCTTCAATCTGATCAACATCTACGTTGATTTCAATGACAGGTTCGCCGAGACGACGCAAACAGAAATCTATTAATTGTTGCCTTGACGCAGGAGTCGCCATTTTTAATCCTCGTTTACTTTATTAAAGATCATTTCGTATATTACAGAAACGCCTAATCTATCTTCTTTTCTCAACAGTCTCGTTTTTCTTCTGATAGCAGGAATGGTTTTTCTTTTTTCCAGAATTTTTGTTTTTCTCTTTAAAGATCTTACGTTTCTTCTAGATCTTGATACGTTATTTTCTGGCATTGTTACACCTATTTATAATACTAAGAATTAAATTTTAAAGTTATCCCATTTTTTATATTTCCGCCCGAACCTTTTACACGATAAATTCCTGGACCACTGTCTTCGTTAGTGCCGCCTCCGCCAGATGGCGGGGGTGGGGGATCTTCATTTCCAGTTAATCGTATTTCGTCCGGCATATATAAAACCTTATTATTGCCATTGCCGAGCATAAGAGACATAGTCGAATATCCCTTATTAAAAAATGGATCGATTTGGCGGAAAAGCCCACTTACAGTAAGGGGGGTCGACGGCGACTGGGACGCCCATTGATTAAACCTTTTCGATGTATAATAATATCCTTCAGCAATAGATGAAGAAGAAAAAGGATATTTACCAATAACTTGATTCGCTTGAACACCATCAATTAGCAAAGTGGCAGGACTTACTTGATCCCATTCAAGATCAGTAAAAGACCAATTGGATTCTGGTGGATCTTCGCGAATTACACCGTCTAAAGCATTATCAATTAAAAGAGATTTTAATTCCGAAGGAGTTGGATATCTGTTATTTTTATGATAAAAGTATTCTGCATAACACGCTGCCATTCCTGCAGTTACTGGAGTGGCAGAAGATGTTCCGCCAAACATTCTCCATTCAAAACCGTCATTATAAGTTAAACTACCATCAGTAGAAGCATATCCGGACCATGTTGCTGTAGCGTGTGCATATAAATCTACTCCTGGTCCTCTTGCACTATATCCTTCTATAAAATAATGAACTCCAGAACTGTTAAGAGCGCCCACCACTATTCTTTTGTTTTGGGGTATCCAATAATGAATTCTAGAACGAAATCCATGATAGTATATGTTTTCAGGATTTGTTGGATGTAAAGCAGATCCGGCCAAATCAGTGAACCCATCATTTCTAAACATGTTGATATTTCTAGTGGTAATTTGTCTTTCGTAATTTCCCAGTCCTTCTTCCCAAACGACATAATTATTAGATTCTGTTTCTTCACTTCCTACTGCAAGAGGATAATTCCCAGCAGACATAAAATTTGTTATACCAGCATCCCATGCCGTTGCAAATAAATTTGCTACAACTTCGGTGTCGCCCGCTCTTGGATTAATATCTTCGTTTTGGTATGGAAAAAACAAACCATCATATGGTACGCGATCGTCTGACTGAAAAGCAGAAACAGGTATAATTCCTGCATCAACAAATGCGCTGTAATCAAAATCCCAAGTAGATCCGGGTCTATTAGTAGTAACGCCGTCTTTAACTACGCTTGTAATATTATCAAAATTAAGAAAACCTTGAAGGTCATATGGTTGCCCCCAGCTATTAGTCAAGATGGTCGGGTTCTTAAATCCAGTTTCAGGATTAACAGGTTTTGCTGAATTCCAACTAATAATCGCATTTAAAATTTCTGCAATTGTAGATGCACTGTTGAATTGCATTCCATAAATATTTGCTCTTTTGGCAAATCCAGAATAAATGCCGCAAGAAACGTTTGCACACCCCGAAGCGTGAACCGCAAAATGAGTTTCGGTTCCGGTTTGTAAAGTTTGATTTGTGCCCTTATTAGTAGAAGACAACCCCGAATCATACAAGCTCCAATTAACTCTTCGATATCTGGTGTTGCCTGGATTGTCTAAATCATCAAAATTAGGGTGATCGCTGGGAAATATTGAATTGCTCCCCGACCCAAAAGATGACCCAGGATCTAATATAAAAACATCTATGTTTTTTCCTGTCCAATAATTTGTATATGTCGCGTCAACATTAGTGTCTGTATCATTATTAGCAAGACCATATGTGTTAGGAGAAAGTTCGTCTTTCATTCCTGTATGTTTAATATGAGTCATGTTGGCATATTCCGAACCGTTTTCTGTGGCCGCCGGAATTCTCATAGTAAAATTTGACGTTAGTGTAGTAGGTTCTGCAACAGACTCAGGTATATGTTTTGCTTCTGTTTTCGAAGCATTATAACATGTTTTAATTTCTGAATAAGATGCAAATTCTTCTACTGATTCTCCGAATGCAACTAACATATTTGGAAAATTATTTAAAGAAGAACTTATATTTATTTCAGGATGATCCGATAAAAAAGTTTCTTTATTCGTTTCATCGTAGAGTACTAAATAAAACTTATCCACGATTACTCCTTAGTTTAAATCGACCCAAGCGCTGTTGGCATAACCTCTAAATTTATGAGTTGTAGTATTGTAATACATATCACCATTTACACTACCACTCACAGGATCTGCAGATAATGTCGCTAACCTGAACGGAGTATTGTTAACCTGAACCCTAGTAGTTGCGGTTAATTCGATCGCACTACCAGAAGTAATTTCTGGCGTACCTGCGCCGTTAGCAATAATTTCTCCAGAAACAATTAAGTCTCCTGTTATTGCTACCGCTTTGGCAAAACTTACGGAATCGGTTACCGACCAAGCGCCAGACGTATTATCTATTTGTGTTGCACTAAAAGCGAAATCGCCTAGTTCTGCAGGAGAATAGAAAAAGTCTCCGGCAGTTACACCGTTATCGCTGTAAGTTAATGAACCTCCACCAGAAGCAGATTGCTGTATAACTTCTAAATCGGTGAATGCAATTCCACCACCACCACCGCCTGCTCCGCCGCCACCACCGCCAGCAGGTGTGCCGCCCGTTCCATCATTACCCCAAAGTAATTGTCCAGCAGAATCAAAGACTACAAAAGACCTTCCTGCACTATCGAGTAACCTTCCTACAGACGATGCATCTCCTGATAATTGTAGGTCGCCAATAACATTTACCGAGTCAAGATTTGAAACTCCATTAACAATAATATTGCCAGAAGTTTCGAGAGTATCTGCTGTTATAGCAGTAGTTACGTCTAATACGCCAACGTCTAATCTATTAGAAGAAGGATTATAGAAAAAATCAGTATCAAACTCTACACTGTCTTCACCCGCAGTGTTTTGTCTTCTGAACAGAGGAAAAACAGTATCATTATCATTAACAGGAACAGCGTTTAGGGTTACAGAATTAGCATTTAAAAACGGCGCAGTAGAAATCCATACTGGGACATTGCCATTATGACTAAGAATAGCGTTGGTTCCCGCACCATTTGTAAACGCTAATCTATCTACATTAGGATCACCATATAATAATTCTCCGCCAATCTTTGTTCTCAATCCTGTACCGCCTGAAGAAACCATAGGAGGCTCTCCAAAACTAACAGAATCACTAGTAGTAAGTTTGGACTGAATTAAAATATCTCTGTTACTAAATGTAGTTTGATTGTTTCCGAAAATTACAGACTGCGTTCCGACAGGATTTATGGATAATGTACCATCAATCGTGGTCGAGTCAAGTGTGGTGAGACCATTAACGTTTAAATCAGAAAAAACGTCAATGCCTTCTGAATCTCCAGCGCCGATACGCATTTTCTCATATAGAGAAGCA